GGAGCAGCAGGGGTTGCTCCTGCCGAAAGAACTGTTGTAGTTCCAGAGGTAACTGCTGAGATTGTGCAAGTTCCAGCGCCAATATTGAGAACTGTAATAACTGTTCCAACGGCAAAGGCAACGCTTGCATTGGTAGGAATCTTAAAAGCGATCGCTGTTGCTTTATTCATTTGCTGAACAACCTGATATTGATCATTGAGAACTGCTGTGTAATCAGTAGTTGCGGCTGTGTTGACTGTGAAAGCAGTTAATCCATTAAAAGCGCTTGCAGATAACACATCGCCTGTCGCTGCCGGGAAGCCTGTTGCCATCTATTTTCTCCTAATATGCCATTGTTGATACGCCGATTATACCTGAAACTGACGATCCTATGATGAAACCATCGACGATGGGTTCTAGAGTCGTTACGGTAACAATCATCTTGTTAGGGGTTATATCCCACGCTAGACCTTGGCATTGAAGGGTCTTAGCAATAGTTGATCCATCTGGCTGGATATTAGTGATAGCCAGATTAGAAAAGTAATCAAGATTAAGCATGGTCGCAGTTGGAACGCTTGGATCTTGTAAATCGACAGTCATGGCATCGATGCGGATAGTTGTTTCTTGGCGGGTTGCCACATAGACGCGAGCAATATTTAGCGCATCTGAATCTGTCTGGCAGACAAGATTGCTTTGATTGCTTGCGTGTGGAAAATACTTGGCAATCGAAGTAGCGTTCTCAGCGACTTGCTGAGTTCCGCCGACGTTAGTCATACCAGCTGAGTTGACGATCAATTTATCGTCGAATGCAAAGACAAGGTTGCGGTAAGGAATGCCGCCAGTTTGATTGAAAGCAATAGGGGTTTGCCCGTAAGCCTTGATTACGTTAGGGCGTGACTTAAAGACTGCTGTTCCATCGGCTCTCATATAGAACGCGCCTTGCTCAGAGAACTCAGCATTCTTGAGCGCATCGAGGGAAGTACGAGCTGTTGCAGGATCAGCCACGCAAGTAGTTGCGCCAGTATCGAGGGCGCGCATTGAGTTAGGCCATTGAACCGAGTCGAGGATCTTGCCTATGCGTGTGCCGGTATCTTGCCCCGCTGGCGTAGTTGCGACCGTAGTCACGTTAGCCAACTGCATTAAACGGAAAGCATCTGCGCATTCAATATCTACATAACCAGTATCCTGATTGGTTGGATAGCTGTAATTGTAGGTAGTTGTATACCCAGAAAATAAAAAGTAGCCAATGCCGTTATAAGTAGCAGACACACGCAGCTTGCGAAGCGGTGTTAAATAACCATAATACGGAGAATTGACGTTCTGTGGGTTAAAGTAAGAATTAGGGTCTAAGACTCGAACGGTGCAAGTGCCAGCCTCATAAGTATCGCGCATGATATTACGACCGCGCTTAATGCTGATCTGATACACGCTATCGGTGAGGTCAACGATAGGTTCTGGAACGCTCGATGAAGCAAGTTGGCCTGTGCCTAAAACTCCATATTTAGTATCGCCAATAGTAAAAGGGTAACCAAAGGTAGCGCCCGAGGAGAAGTCGAACGAGACGGATATCTGGGCTGGAAGGGTCACCCTGCGAACGATCCCTTAAGTCTGCCGATTGCAGATGGTGAACCCGATAAAGACTTGTTAAGTAGGCCATCTCGGACTAACTCAACTAGATCACCTTCGGAAACTACTGATCCAGCAACATAAACATTTACGTCACCATTGGAAGCAACTCCCGCTGAAGCCGCTGACGGCATTGATCCGTAACCGCTTAGGATTGTATCGATGGCAGCATTAGCAGGGCTTTGAGTTACTGCATAATTGGTGTTAGCGATTTGCGCTGCTAACGCTGCGGCAGCTTGTAGTGAAGTAATCCAACCTGCAAAAGGATCTTTGGCAGACGGTAATCCTGAATAAAAAGCAACTAATTCTTTTGTTAAGCCTTGAGTTCTTGCCACCTCACCAGCCAATTTAGAAGCCTCGGCTGTGTTGTCTTGAAGTATTGCTAATTGTAATTCTGCTCGTTTACGATCTTCTTCTGATAGTTGACCTTTAAGAGCTGCTACAAGTTGGATCTGGTTTAAGTCAAAGATGCCAGATGCTTTTTGAATGGCGGTCTGTTGCTTGACTAGGTTTAACTGCAATTTCTGAAGTTTCAAAGCCTCTGCTTGCTTCTTCTTTGCTTGGGCTTCTGCGTATTGCTTTTGGTAACCAGTTATTCCGCCATAATTAAGAGTGGACATTGACTGTTTACGAGCGGCTTCTGCATCTTGCGCTCTAAATCCAGCAGTAATTTTCTTAAAGTTTTTAATGGCTTGTAGCGGTGAAACTCCTGGAGTTGAAAATCCAGCGCCTGAAATTGCCGCAATGGTTCTACCGATTCCAACGAACAAGTCACTAACTGTCGTCGCTAGTTTAATAATTCCAGATAAAGAACCAGCTAAGCCGCCTGTGCCGCCTGCTTCACCAAGGGCTTGGACTAAACCTTTGCCAATAATTTCTTGTGCGTTTCTAGCCGCAACTGATATTTTGTCTAAAGAGCCAGCGTATGAGTTTGCAGCAACTAAGCCTTCTCCACCAAAGATGCTATTTATGCGCTTTTGGATCTCTTCAAAACTCATGGCTTTTAATTGAGTTTGGCTTAAACCAAGACCGTATTTTGTAAGACCCCTAGTTTGACCAACATAGGCTTTGGCTAGATCCTCAGAAACGCTTACTACGTCGATTCCGCTTGCTGCGCTTATGTCTAAGGCTTGCTTTAACAACACCTGAGACTTTTTAACATCTGCTGTTGTGGTGATAAGTTTTTGAAATGCCGGACGAAGTTGATCGTCTAAGACGCCATAGGTTGTTTCAAGTTGAGCAATAAAGTCTTTTATTTGAATGTCTGCAAAAGCCAATCCAAGATTGTCCAAAGATCGAGTCAATACTTTGGCTGCTTTATCGTCAGCTGCAAAGGCTTTAACTGAAGCCTTGCCAAAGTTGTAAACAGCCCGAGTGCCATAGGCAAGCCCTAAAGCGCCAGCAGCGTTTTTTACTGACTTTGATAATTTATTTAAAGCGGTTTCAGCAACTTTGAAGCCTCTAGTGTCTGCCTTTGAACTAATATCAATATTGACGTTTGCTTGCTGAGCCATTATGCCGCCTTACTAAAACTGGTATATTCAGAGCGTTTGTAAAACTCAGTAGTTGCTTGATCGATGGCTCGTAGCGCTATACCCATGGGATCTGATTTAGATGAATCACGCCAAGCGCGATAGATCAAGCGACCGCGGCCTTGCAGACTTGATACGAGTGGACTCAAGTTTGCAATGAACTGGCGACCTGCGTATTTATTGCTAGAACGACTTACGCTTTTACTTGCTCCGCCGGCATACGGCCCAACCCATGGCTGACCGTTTGGGTTCTTGCGACCAGAAGTCTCATAGATTGCACCAACGGCAGACTTGTTAAAGATTCTGGCCATTGATGAAAAGCCATTTTTGTTTATCTTGCTAGGACTTGCAGAATAGCCAATGCCACGAACTACTGTCTTGGTATTCCATTGAGGAAAATGGCCTTCGGAGAAGCTGCGAGCAGCCCAACCACTCATAGGGGATTGAGATGGAACGTATCCTTTAGCCATTCTTACAACTGGCAAAAGCGCTCGTCTTAATTCAGATTTTAAGTTTTTCTCAAGATCTGGAGTAAATTGACGCATGGCTTTACGGAGATCAGCGTTTCCGCGTATTATGACGGTTGGCATTTTTGATCTCCTTTGCTCGATCATTTAGAACGAGAACCATTGCCTTGAGCATTCTCGAATCTAATTCAATTAAATTATGTGGCGAGATACCAGTTTCAATCGCTAGTGAGGCGATGAAATAGGTGAAGGTATCTCGCGCTAGGCCAAAGGGTCGGACTCAAGTACCTCTACGCTTTTTAACGTAGCAATAAAGTCCTCACCGAATGGCTTCGGGGTTTCACCCGCCCGACGCGATGCTTCCCACACCAACCAAAATACATCTGATTGCTTTTGATCTTCGATCAAGGCTTTGTGGAAGCCTTTATTGCGACTCTGCTCGAAGGCGTACTCGATAACTGGTGTTACCTCGTACTCGTTGACGCTTCCGTCTGCCCTTACGACTTTGAGTTTTGCCATTGTTTGCCCCTTTGTTTGTTTATGCTTCGGTTACTGCTACAACACTTGTCGCATTGAATGTGAGACTTTGTGAACTTACGTCACCTGTAGCACCATTGATTGCAGTTAGATTGTTGACCAAAAGTGTAACGGTGTATAAAGGATTTGTTGCTGAGGTAGCAGATGAGGTCTGCTTAAAAGTCCACACGACTGACTTTCCGTAGCATGACTGTAAAGTCTTGGTTACGTTTACGGCTGAAGTAAAATCGTTAAGAACATCGAGGGTTACAGATGAAGCCTCAAGTCCTTTAATAAACTTGTGTGCTGAATCGCCCATTGCTGTAACTTCGAGTTCATCGAATGATTGATTGATTGTGATAGAAGTAATATGGTCTGAGAGGTTTACTGAACCCGTTCCCGGATCGACAGTAACCTGCACACCATTATTTAGAAATACTGCCATTTAGGTTATTCCTCGTCTTTCTTGGTTGCGGGTTT